CGATCCGGCACAAGGGGCGACGGTTCTGGAGGGCCTGGGCGGCCGCGAGGTTTGCGTCGAGGGTGATCATGCAGTCACCACGGCAAGGATGAGAAGGGTCATTTTCACGTTCTTGCGGGTCTCGTGGACCGTGGTCCCGCGCCCGCGCCAGTAATCGCCCGTGAAGGAGGTCATCTCCACGGTGAAGGTGTTCGTCGTCACCCCGTCGTTAGGGTTGAAGGTGAACGAGGCGTCGGCCTCGAAGATTGATTGCAGGGCGGCGAACTCGGCCGCGTCCATGACGGGCCACTCCAGCAGGATCTCCTTGCCGACAAGGGTCGTGCCCCAGGAGAAGTAGGCCACGGAGTCGTAGGTCTGGACGTGGGCGCAGGACTTGTCGGCGCGGACCATTGTCATCCGCATGGGGTCCAGCGTGAGGGTGCGCGATCCGATTATGACGTTGGCCATCAGCTGTACCTCCGGATCACCTTGTGGACCGTGTCCTCGATCTCCGTGCGGAGCTCGGCGGCCATGCGGTTGTTCTTCCGCTCCACCGTCACGGGGACGGAGATCGTCAGATTTCCGCCCTGCTGCGCTTCGACGCCCAGGCGGCCCCCTGGCAGGCGCTTGAGCGGCATGATGGCCTCGGGACCCTTCTCGCCCATGAGGCCCGCGCCCTGCGGCATGGGGAAGACGGTGGGACGGTCCACGACCCCGCCGTCGGCGAAGGGCGTCACGCGCCCGCCGGAGAAGGCCGCGCCCTTCGCAAAGAACATCCCGGAGCCGCCGCCGGCAAGCCCGAAGGCCATGCTCCCCATGCTCATCGTGCTGCGGAGCAGCAGCCACTCGATGATCATCCGCGAGACGGCGTCGGTGAAGGTCCGAAGCAGCGAGTCCGCGAAAGCCTGGTAGTAGTCCTCGAAGCTCTTCATCTCGCCCTTCATGCCGTCGAAGAGGACGTCGGAAAGGGTCCCGCGGGACTGCTCGGCGAAGGACTTGAATATATCGTAGCCCGCCTGGCCCCAGGTCATGGCGTCGCGGCGCATCTCCTCGAGGCCCGCTTCCCAGCCCCGGACGAAATCCTCGGAACTCTTCCCCTTCTTGATGTTCTCCTTGATGATCTCCTGACGCACCCAGACGGCCACGGCGACCTCGTCGACGCCGGCCTCGCGGTATCGTGCGGCCTGCTCCTCGATGAGCTTCACGGCCGCGCCATAGTAGCTCTTCTCGTAGCCGCGGAGGTCCTCGTAGACGTCGCGCTCCATCTGGAAGCGCTCGAGGGCCATCTTCTTCGCCTTCTCGAGGTAGTCCTCGTTTTCCTTCTCCAGGCGCTCGAAGCGCTCCATCTCGGAGAGGTAGAGGGCTTCGTCGTAACGCTCCTGGTCCTTCTTCATCTGCTCAAGGTAGCGTTCGTTTTCCTTCATGATCTCGTCAAAGAGGGCCATCTCCTTCATGTAGGCCTGCTCCTCGATCTTTACCATCTCGTCGATGCCCTTCTTGGCATTCTTCGCAACGTCGTTGCGGGCTGCGATAATCCGCTTCAGGGCGTCGATCTGGTCCTGGTATCCCTTGACGACACGGTCTGTTTCCTTCTTTATTTCTTCAGTCGGGCCGGTGGTTACTTTGGGGATCTCGGGCATCTCGATACCCGAGATTGCAAGGGCGCCTTGCATCCAGTTGTCAGCTGTCAGAATGCCCACGACGAGCGACTTTGTGGCAATCGAGATTGTCGTCATGAGGTTGCGGTATTTCGCCTCAAGGCGTTCGATACTGTCTGCCGAGTCGTCTACTTTCTGCGTCTGCTGCCCCTGAAGCCGAGTGGCCTCCATCATGGTCATGGCGTACATGGCCTGCGCCTTCTCGGCCTCGGTCATCTTATTGACGAGCTCGCCGAAGGCGGCCTCCAGGTCCAGCGCCGTCCCCAGGTAGGTCTTTAAGCCCCGTGTGCGCCCCGTTTCGAGTGCTTCGGTCAGGTTCTTCAGTGCTTCCGTTGCGGTCTGCCCGACGGTATCTCCGAGGATACGCGCCGCGTCTGCCAGATTAATGAGCTGGTCTGGACTCAGCCCCTTGGCGAGTCCAGCCGTTGCAATCGACATCAGATCGACATCGGCTATCATTTCTTCGCTGGCTTTTCGCATGGATCGCACGATTGAATCTGCCGTGCTGTCGTACTTGCGGGCGAGGTTGTCGAGGATGCCGCGCTGCTCAGTGAAGTCGGCCCCGGCCTTTGCCATGTCCCACGCCTGCCTTGCGGCATACATGGCCGTGCCGATGACGGCCGCAGCGGCCAGCCAGTTTCGCTTCAGGTTGTCGATGTGGGATATCTGCCTGCCAAACTGCTGTTCGTTAAGGCGTGCGATCTGGGCGTTCTTGGCCTGCTCGGCCCGTATGATGTCATTGGCCGACGCCTTCGCGCTGTTGCGGATCATGTTGTAGGAATTTTCAATTTTGCGCCGCATGAGATCAAATTCGGCGGATGATTTGATCCCTAGCTTGCGGAAGTTGTCCTCGATGGAAAGCGAGGTGCTCGTGGCATCTTTAAGCAGACGCTGCTGCGCCTTCGTGAAGCGCGTGGTGTCAAGGTCAAGCTCGGCAAAGATGGTTCCTATGGGCTTTCCTTTTGCCATCAGCCGTTCTCCAGGATGTTGCGGATTTCAACCTTGCTCGAATTAAGCGCCGGGCGAAGGAACTTCTTCCCGGCATACTCGACGATCTTCGCGTAGTAGACGAGGTAGTTTCCGGCATAGACGCGGACGTTGCGGCTGCCGGCGATCTCTACCCCGAAGTTATTTTTTTTCTCGACCACGCGGATCGTCTTCTTCAGGGCCCCGGCGTCGCGGGCCGTCCAGGGCTGCCCGGCGTAGGGGCCGCGCTTGTAGATCGGCCTTGAGATGGTCCCGACGGGGCACTTTCCGCGGGCCCTCTGCGCCACCAGCTCCGCCGCCTTGCGGAGCCGCTCCATGGAGGCGGCCATGATCTCCCCGTCGAATTTCTGGGGGTTCCAGTTACTGACCCTCATCCTTCCTCCCCTGAAAATGATGGAAAACGCGCCGCACCCGGTTCAGGCAGGCCTTCTGATCGCGCACCCCGTAGAGGTCCATCGCGATCTTGACGGCCGGGATGGAGAGGTCGGCCACCTGCCCGGCCCCGACGGTGATCACCTGGCGCCTCGTGAGCATGTAGACCTGGGCGACCTCCGCGTTTTCCTCCATCAGCTCGACCCGGCAGGTCCCGCAGGGGGGCTCGGCCGGGGGCTTCCGACGCCCGTACATCTCCCGACAGTCGGCGCATCTCGGGGCGAGCTCGTCGGACCACTCGACCCACTCGATCAGTTTTTTTCGGCGGCCTCCGCCCTCATGGCGTCGTCTTCGGCCAGCTCCTTGAGCTTCTCGCCCACGAACCGGGCGAACTTCGCCGACCGGGTCATCAGGAGGACCTTGTTTGCCGTCGTGCAGGGGATCGCCTTGCCCTTCTTGTCGAAGACCTTCTCCCATCCGACGATGCAGTGGTCCCAGAAGAGCTCGTTCTGCAGGTCCTCGTCGGTTTCATCCCAGGCCACGCGGGCGATGACGCCGTCGACCTTCGTGATCTCCGCCTTCTTCGTGACCGTGCGGGCCCGGATCCGCTTCAGGTCGTCGGCGGTGAGGGCCCGCATCTGGACCCTGCCGCCGCCTTCCATCTCGAACCAGACGCCCTGCTTTTCATCGAGATCGAAAACCGTCATGGGTTACGAACCGACCCTTTCCATGGCCTTCGCGGAGATCTTGCACTTGAAGCTGCAGGTCGCCAGGCCATTCTTGATGAACTTGATGGGCTGGACTTCCGTCAGGATGAGCTCCCCGCCGGCCGCCACCCGCCAGAAGTGGTCCGTGTCCTCGTAGAAGTAGAGGTTCGTCAGGCCCGAGTCCGACGTGGCCAGCGAGTTGAGCATCACCTGGCCGTTCGTGTCGTCCGGATCGTAGTTGCCGGAAAACGAGATCTCGCCGGCGTCCGCGATGCCCGCGTTCTTCCACTTCTTGACCGTATCGCCGAACGCGGTATCCTCCACCACATCCGGCACGAAGCCGCTCATGGACCATTCCCCGATCCCGGCAACCGTCACGCTGCCGTACATCACTTTCGCAAGCCGTCCGCCGATCGATGCCATGTGAGCACCTCCCAAAAAAGATTATGCTGCTTCCGTTTTATCGCGAGGGGCGCCGATGACCGTCGAGTCGATCCGGGGCGCACCCGGAAAACGTTGATGGAGCCACTTCCAGCGTGCCTGAAAGTCCTTGTCCGGGAACCACGAGAAGGGCCGCATGCAGTAGTGCTCGGCGAAGGCGTCCAGGACCCACGCCGTGCCGCCGTTCTCCCACGTCTGCAGGACGCACATCGTCCCGTAGAGGTCGAACCCCTCGAGGCGCTCGTCGAAGCGGAAGCGCTTCTTGAGGTTCACGAGGATGCAGCACTCGTCGAAGCAGCTCGCGATGTGCGGGAACTCGTGCATCTCCGACGTGTTGAAGAGCGGCGCGATCCGCATGTCGTGGAGCTTCCCGCAGATGTTGCCCTTCATGTCCTTTCCGATGATGCCCGCCACGACCCACGACGGGGGCAGCTTCGCGATCTGCTCGCGGACCTGATCCACCCAACCCTGGCGAAAGTGCATGTCCTGGTGGGCCAGCACCCCGATCTCGGCGCCCTCGTCCTCCATGCGCTTCAGGATACGGTTCAGGCCGGTCGTGGCGCTCGTCGGGTTCATGATCATGTGCGCCTTGCCCTCGATTTCGCTCTGCCGGAAACACATATCGAGTCGCTGGATGTCGTTCACCAGGACGCCGAAGGACAGCACGGCGCCGGGGTCGATCAGCTTCCGGGCGATCATCGGGGCGTTGTAGTTGTCGTGGACCCAGCTGTAAAGGCGGCTCGAATCGCGGGGATCGTACTTTGCCAGCTCCGCCTCGAGCCACTCCCGCGTCACGGGCTTGCGGTAGCGCCGCCCCGAGAAGTTGTGCTTCGCGATCTCCGCGACGTTTTCGAGCGTGACGTAGCCGTCGCCAAGCGCCCCCATGTAGTGCCGGTTGTCGGCCACCAGGACTGGCTTGCCCTGCATCATGGCCTCCAGGGCGCCGCGGCCCAGGGTGATGCAGAGATCCGCCCATGCGATCTGCTCCTCGATGGGTTTCTCGAGGTCGCTGACGCGCAGCTCGTAGCGCTCGGCCAGCCAGGCGAAGGGGTCGTTCTTCACGGGTTCCCGGCGGATGACGAGGATCTTGCGGAGCTCGTCGCCCGGCTTTACGGGTTCAACCACGGGGATCGGCTGCGGGATGACGACGCTGTCGATCCCGCGCTTGAGGTTCGCCTTCCGCACCTCCTCGCTGACGGCAATGTAACGGTCCGCGCCTTTCACCATATGCTCGTCTTGAATAAGGCCGTGGGCGATGAAGACTTTCCGGGCCGGGTTGGCCTTGATGGCGGCGAAGCGTTCCGGGTGGCTGCACAGGATGAGGTCCAGGCGCATCGAGACGAACTTCCCCGGGTCCGTGGTCTCGATGACCTCGTGGCCCAGCTCGCGCAGCGTGTCGATCAGGCAGCGCATGTAGCGGCTCGACCCGCCCTCGACGGAGTCGCCGGAGATGTATCGGGCCGTGACCAGGATCCTCATGTCTCCTCCGTGATGAGCCTGTAGTCCACCGCCCAGTGCCGGCCGCTGGCCGTGCCCTGGGGTGTCGTGAATTCGTCCTGCATCGTCGTCAGGTTCTCCCGGGCGATCAGGATGTGATAGTTGCCCGTGATCGTGAGCACCGCATCGTCGAACAGCGTCTTGAGATCCGCGTACATCCCCGTGATCTCCGCCAGGCCCTTCGAGATGGAATAGAGCGAGAACTGGATCGTCAGGTCCTCGAGCTTGTCCTTGAACGTGTCGGCCTGGGCGTCGGTCACGATGGAGAGGACGACGTAGGGGAACTCGGTGCCCTCCGGGGCCTCGCCCTCGAAGATCCGGCCGCCGACCCTCGTGGAGAGGGCCGAGCCGGAGGTCTTCGTCATGATGGCGGTGAGGAGGTTGTTCACGCCGCCTCCTTGCACAGGATGTCAAGCCACCGATGGGCCGAGTTGGGGTCGATGATCGCGACGATGTTGAAGAGCCGGCCCGCATACGAGATGCGCCAGGCGGCCTTCACGACGGAGCGGTAGCGAATCCGCACGCGGTGCGTCACGGTCATCGCCGTCTGACCGGCCTGGATCGCCTCCGAGGCGTTCACGGGCCACACGGCGGCCCATACCGTCGCGGCGTCCGTCCACGTCACGGTAAAGCCCCCCATGCCGTCGGGGGCCTTCGTGGGGTGCTGCAGCGTCACGCGCTTGTTCAGCTCTGCCGGGCTCGTGTTCGGGTTCAAAATTCCTCCCGCAGGCGCCAGCTAGCCAGCAGCCGGTCGATGACCGGCCGGAGGGCCTCGCTGCGGTCCCCGTGGTAGTAGGCATCCTCTGCGGCGAACTTGACCGCCCGCTTGATGTTCTTCGGAATCGCGGCCGCCGTAAGCCACCCGCAGACGAAGCGGATCTTGATCGGGTTGACCGGGTAGAGATCCCCCGAGGGCCAGGACCCGGAGAAGGGCAGCACGACCCGCCCGCACTGGTTTCCGTTGGTTTCGACGATGTAGTCCGTCGTCACGGCGAGCGTCGTCTCCGTGCCGTCCGTGTCCTTCCAGGAGACGCTCGTGACGGATTGCAGGTTCCCGAAGGGCAGCCGGATCGCGTTGCCCTCCGGCCATTCCTTCAGGTAGTAATCCCAGGTCTGGGTAAGCAGGGCCCGCCCGGTGACGGCCTCCACGTAGGCCCGGCCGTCTGTGATCAGGTCCGTCAAATCGTCGTCCTCGGCCGTGGTGGCGGCGTTGACGATCACGTCGACGCCGAACTCGCAGGCCGCGACCAGCACCTTCGCGACGACCCGGATGTACTGCTTCGTCCCCGTGTAGGCCTTCTCCTGGATGGCGTTGTCGTTGGCGGCCGTGACCTGGGTGAAGGCCCCGCTCGTGACGTCGGTGTAGGTCGTGTTGTCGTCCGACTCCTGGATCTTCGCGTCCACCGTTCCGCCCGAGCCCACCGTGCCGGCGTTGAGGTTCACGACGGCCTGCTTGCCCAGGACATCGACGCCCGTGCCGAGCAGGTAGTAGCCCGTCGCGAAGGTCGGGTGCGTCGCCCCCTGGTCGGCCGTGGCCGTGCCGTTCGAGAGGATCTCGCCCAGGGTGAAGGCCCCGGAGCGGTTGCGGACCAGGTAGGTCGTTGTCGTGAGCACCGTGACGACGATGCAGGTCTCGTGGCTGGTGGCCCCCGTGATCGTGTCGCCCGCGGCCCAACCGGCCCCGCCCGGGGCGACGTCGAGGGTCATCAGCTCGTGGATCCCGTGGCTGCCGGGCAGGATGCTCTGATAGGTCGTAATGTCGCCGGCCAGGGTCTCCGAGTCGACCCGCAGGTGCAGCTTGAGCTCCGCCAGGCTGATCGGCTCGATCGTCGGGGCCGTGTAGAGTTGAGCCTTCATCGTTCACCCTTTTTTATCGGGCGGGCCGGAGAAGGAGGGTTACTCCGGACCCGCCCACCGCAGAGAGAGAAGGAAGATGGGGTTACTTGGTTGCCTCGTAGCAGCGCACCGTCGCCTCGAGCTGCAGGGCGTACTCCACGACCGCCAGGTAGTCATCGAGCAGGACGGGCGTCGTCTTCGGCTCCGCCAGCTCCGGCCGCGCCGGGGCCGGGCAGTACGCCGGGGGCTGCTCGATCACCTGCGGGATCTGGACGGTGGACTTTCCCCCGCACGCCGCCAGCGTTAAAATACAGAGTGATGTCGCCAGCCACTTTCTGATATTCCGCATGGAGCACCTCGCACTCTTTTGGGCTCGCCTGCAGCTCGAAGATCCGGCGCCGCAGGTCGCCGGCCTCGGCCGCGATCCGCTTCCACTCCTCGGCGCTTTTCCGGATCGCCTCGAGGTTCTTTTTCAGCGCCTCGATGATCGAGTTCGCGCTCAAGATCTCCGCCTGATAGCCCCGGACGTTCGCCTCGCACAGGGCCAGCTCCCCCGAGCACTGCAGGGCCTGGTGCTTCTTCAGGTCGTAGGCGAACCACGTCCCGGCCAGGGCGACGGAGAGCGCCGCGATGAGCAGGTTCTTCGGGTTAAGCAGCAGGGTCAGCAGGCTTGCCATTCTCCGGCTTCTCCTTGAAATACTGGGCCACCTTGCCCGTGGTGATGACGGCGACGATCCCGGTCACGAGCATGGTCACGTTCGCGGGGAGGTCTGCGGTTCCCGGCGTCTTGATGCAGTAACAGTAGGCCCACGCGGTGAGGGGCACCACGATCGAAAAGCCGTAGGTCCAGACAAAGACCCACCGCATCGTCGAAAGATCGCCCGCCGCCCCGAAGAGCCTTCCCATGAAATCCACGGTCACACCTTCACGCCCAGCTTGGCGAGGATGGCCTTCACCTTCTCCTCGAGCTTGAGGTCCTCGAGCTCGGCCCGCAGGGCCTTCTCCTTCTCGTCGAACTCCGATTTGACCTGCTTGTAGACCTTGTCCATCAGAGCCGGGTTGTTGCGCCAGACGAAGAAAGACGCGACGGCCGCACCGACGGCCCCGACGATGAAACCGGGAAGCTGATCCACGATCCACATGGTGATACCTCCTGCAATCGCCGCCGCTACAGGACCCGTAAATCGACAGGGGCCAGCGGCGGGGTGAAATCGAAAAAACGGGTCACGCTCACCGGGTCGGAGATGTTGCCCTCCGAATCGGACGCGGCGACCCACAGCGTCCACTCGGCCTCGGTCAGCGGAATGGCCCCGGGAAGCGTGTAGACGTACTCGGCCTGCCCGGGGACTGCCGGAATTGACAGGCTCGGCAGATCATAGGAAAAGGGCGGGTTGCCCTGCGCGTAGTACAGGAAGAAATTCGCCACGCCCTGCCCCTCGTTCGGGTCTCTCCAGGCGATGCTCTTCGTTGCGATCTTCATGGTTTCACCTCATTCGATGATGACGGGCGAGAGGCGCCAGAAGACGCCCCAGGGCCGCGTCAGGGTCTGCCCGTCAGCCATTGCAACAGCAGCGGCCGGGCCATCAGAATAAGCCCAATCGCTGCAGCCGTCAGCATTGCAAGCGCGCACAGCGAAGCGGAAGAGGCCTGTCCGAGGCCGGGGAAGGGTCGCCTGCGTCCCCACGACCGAAACCGTCCATTCCTGCGCCGGGTACTTTGCAATCGTCTTCACCTCGTAGTTCGTCGCGCCCTCGACCGGGTCCCAGGCGACGGTGATCGCCGCGTCGTCCGTCTCGTGGATCCACGCCTGCCACAGCACCGATGCACCCAGGGCCTTCCCGGCGGGCAGAAGCAGCAGCGCGAGAATGATCGAAACCAGGAAGGCCCGCCTCATGCCTTCGTCTCCTGCCAGAGATGTATGACGCGGTTGACCCAGCCGCGGAAGTACTTGACCATCGCCGGCCGCTGGACGACGAGTCCCGCGTAGTAGCGGATCCGCTCCAGGTGGTACTCCGCCGGGCTTGCCGCGTCGGCCTTCATCCGCAGGGCCCGCGAGACCCCCAGGTTCACCGCCGTGTCGAAGACCACCGCGTCCCAGGGCCAGGGCATCTCGTCGCCGCCCGCAGGGTTCCAGTACCGCATCCGGTAGATCGCCTTCGCGCCGTCCTTCGTCAGGCCGGGGATGTCGACGTCGGGGTTGGCCCGCTTCGAGATCCCGAACTTCGTCTCGCCGCCCGGGTCGTCGGGGTCGTTCGTGTAGCGCGCCCCGCCCTCGAACCGCATGACGGTGAGATCGAAGGCCCTGTCGAAGTTCTCCCGCATATCCTACTGCTCCCTCTTCTGGCGCCTCACCTGGTCCTGTCGGATCTCCTTGGTCAGGCACTTGATCTCCTCGACGCTCTCCTTGATCGTGATGTAGTTGGCCTGCATGACCGCGATGTCCTTGCTGTTCGCCACGCTCGCGTTGCTCACCCAGAGCAGCCAGGCGATCACGACGGCCCCGAGCACGCCCGCGCAAAATTTCAAGACGGATACCCTGTTGTCGTCCATCGTGCCTCCGCTGCATGTCGACCATCGAAAAGCCCCCTCCCGGGCGGTCTCAGCCCGGCCCGGGAGGGGCCCTAACAATCAACCGCTTCCCGATCTATGCGTCGACCTCTTCAAATAATGTCGGCGATTCTGTTTCTGGTGCTCGGGTTGTAATTCATTTCATCCTCCTGGATGAGGACCGCCATCCTTCCAGACGGCCCCGAGGGGCGGGACCGAAGCCCCGCCCCGGTTAAGGGTTTAGGTCAGCTGCGTCGCGGACAGCGGCGCATAACGAGGCCCGATGAGAAACGCGAGGATCGCGCCATCAACGGCGTCGCTCTGCGTCTCGGTCACTTTCAGCCTGACGTAGTGGTTGTTGTAGGTGCTGTTGACGCTTGCCGCCGCGACGGCCGCCGCGTCGACTTCAAACAGCCACACCGTGTCCGCGGCTCCCACCGCCGCAAGGCCGCTGCTCGACGCCGCCGTCACCGCGCCCTGCACATCGGATGTGATGACCTGGTACCGGAAGGCGATGGCCGTGGTGTTGCTCGGCGTGGCGTTGTCGCACGCCTCAATGGTAATGGTTGCCGCACCGGAACCGGCATTGTTGCCGGTGGCGATCATGAACAGCACGCCCTGGGCGTTCTTCAGGTTGATGACATCCGTCGCCGGGCTGTTCTCGAAGATGTCCTCGCCCTTGGGTACAAAGGTGGACGACCCTGCATGGACGGGCCTGATTCTTTCAAGGATCGATCTCATGTTTCATTCCTCCTGTGCTACCGTGGCCTCATCGCCCCGGTCGATTGATGGTTAGGACCTCGTCTCCAGCGCGATGAAGTGGGACTGCGTGTAGCTCGAGCCGCCCTTGTAGGGGGTGAGCGCCGAGGCCCGCACGGGCTGGCCGTCGACGCGCATCACGAACCGGAACACCGACTCGTCGTAATCGAACTTCACGTGGATGCTCATGGCGCTCTCGATGCCGCCCTTCTCGGCCAGGATGTAGCCGTTGAGGTCGGCGAAGATGATGTCGCCCACGGTGCCCAGCGTCGCCGCCTGCTCGATGGCGATAACCGGCCGGCCGAACAGGGTCCCGTAGGGCTGTCCGGAGAGGCCGCCCGCGGGCATGTAGATCGGGACGCCTCCCGTGCCGACCGACAAGGACATCGTGAAGAGCTGCGGCTCGATGTTCTGGTTGATCAGCCACACGGCGTTCGGGCGAGACGATGCGAAGATCCGCGAGTACATCTTGACGACGTTCTCGGCGACGACCGTCGCGGCCGCCTGGCCTGCTTCCTTGCTGACCGTAACGAGGCACCCGGAGTTGAGGATCCCGAGGGGCTGCCCGGCACCCGATCCGTTGATGATGGCGTCGTCCAGGAGGAACCCGAACTCGGCGATGAAGGCCTGCCGGATGAAGCCCTCAAGGGCGGAGGCGTCTGCAAGCAGCTCGTCGGTGGCGTAGCAAAGGCCGATCAGCTTCTTGAGGTTCAGCTCGATCTGGCGGAACTTGGGCCGGCTGGCCGTCTTCTGCGCCGCCTCGTCCTTCCAGTAACCGAGCACGCCGCCGGAGCGGGTGGAGGCCCTGGAGGTCTCGTCGACGCCGTTGATCTTCATGGAGTTGGCGTTGCCGGATATGGTCATGCGCCGGCAGCGGGACGCCAGCACGCCCGTCTGGAAGACGTCCTGCAGCAGGTCGCTCGAAAAGTCCGTCTGGACGAGGAACCCGCCATCGGACGGGGTTGTCTCGTTAAGGCCCGTTGCGGCGCTGTAAAGCCTCGGGTCCACCCTTCCACCGGGCATCCCGGCCTGCATGACGGCCGCCAGCTGCTGGCCGAGGGAGCCGAACCTTTCCTTGTCCTTCACCTCGATCTGTCCCGAGGGCTGGGGCGCCGGTCGCGTCGCGGGGCTGTTGGCCGGGCCCTCGAGCTGCCGGGAAATCCGGTCCTGGCGCTCCAGGTTCGCCACGATCTTCTGGAGGTCCTCGACGGTGTCGAGGATCTCGTTCTTGAGGCTGATCTCCGCTTCCGAAGGATCGCGGTTTTCAGCCGTGACCTTCGCGTCGATGTCTGCGGCCTTCTTCATCAGGGCCTTGATGTCTTCCCGATACTGGCTGATAGTCTTCATGTCGTTCTGTCCTCCTGTGAGGTGGTTTAGCGTGAGGGTGCGGCGACTTCCGCCCGGGTGAGCAGGTCGGCGACTCGGTCCTTCGGTCTCGCGGGCTCGGCATCTCGCGGAGCGCTCGCGGCCGCGGCGGGGATCCCCTGGAGCCCGGCATCTCGCAGGGCATCCCTGAATCCGCGCGCGGTGATGGACTGCGCCACCTTCCGGCTGTAGCCTGCATCTCGCAGGAACCGCTCGAAGTCTCGCTCGTTCTCGGGTGGTCTTCTCTCACCGGAGAGGTTCTCCGGAATATGCTTGAACCCCGCCTTCTGCATGACGGGGATGAACTTCGCGCAGGCCGCCAGATCCATCTCGTCGGCGATCTCGTCGACGAACCCCGCTTCCTTCGCCTCGGCGGCGGTCATCCAGGTCTCGGCGTCGAGCAGGCCGTTGATCTCGTCCTCGGTCTTGCCGGTCTTGCCGGTGTAGACGGTCGACATGGTCGAGCGGATCTTGTCCAGGACGTCGGCCATCTTGCGCATCTCCGCGGCCGGGCCCCAGACCATGCCCGTGGGGTTGTGGATCATGTAGAGGGCGTTCTCGGCCATAACCACCTTGTCGCCGGCCAGGGCGATCACCGAGGCGATCGAGGCCGCCAGGCCGTCGATGTAGGTCGTGATCGTCGCGTCGTGCTGCTTGAGCAGGTTGTAGATCGTCACGCCCTCGAAGACCTGACCGCCGGGGCTGTTGATGTGCAGGTCGATCTGTTTGGCCTTGATGCCGGCCAGCTCCTCCTGGAACTTCTTGGCCGTCACGCCGCCGCCGCTCCAGAAGTCCTCGCCGATCTGCTCGTAGATCCAGATCTCCGCCTTCTCGGCCTTGTTCACGATCTTGTACCAGCTCATTTCCGGACCTCCTCTTGCTGCTTGAACCCGTAGACCTTCGCCGTCCGCGGCGGATCCGGGGGCGCCTGGTTCAGCCGCGCCAGGACCTGCTGGCGGATCGCCTCCTGCAGGACCCCGACGGCCTCGTGCAGGTCGATGTCATTGTCGGCGAGATACTTTGCCAGCCTCGCCATCTTTATCCTGTCCATTGCCCTTCCCCGGCGGCGTCTCCAGGTCCAGCTCGCCCTGCTTGGGCTCCTGCGGCTTCCCGGCGTTCTCCAGCGTGGTCATGTTGAGCGGCACCAGGTGGACGTCGCCGCCCTTCACGGGGTCCATGTCCTCTTTCTCGCGGATCTCGTTGATCGACATGGCGCCGATGTTGAACATCTCCCGGTAGTAGGTCCCGCGGGCGGCCGCGTCGGCCCGCAGCAGGCCCTCGACGTTGTGCTTGAAGTACAGGCGCCCCCGGCCGGAGTATTCCCGGTCGCTGTCCGTGAGGAGCTGCATGTTGAAGTTCTGCTCGAGGCGCACGAGCCAGGGCAGGATGGAGTCGGTGACAAACGAGATCTGCTCGCTCTCGATATTGGAGAAGCTCGACTTTGTAAGGTCCTTGAGCTTGTGCGGGGGCAGGTTGAACCAGCGGGCGATCTCGGGGATGTTGAACTGGCGGCTTTCGAGGAACTGGCTGTCTTTGGGGTCGATGACGATCTTCTGAAACTTCATGCCCTCCTCGAGGAGCATGAGGCGGTGCGAGTTGCCCAGGCCGCTGTAGGTGTCCGAGAGGGACTTCTTGAGGTTGGAGTGGGCCTCGGGGCTGAGCTTGGTCGGGTGCTCGACGATGACCCCGGGGTGCGTCCCCTCGCCGAAGAAGCGGCTGCCGAAGGTCTCCATCGCCATGCCCAGGCCGATCGACTTGCGGGCCATGGCCGCGATGGAGTAGCCCAGGAAGCCGTCGAAGCCGAGGCCGGCGACGTGGAGCACCCGCTCGCGGGGAAGGACGACCGGCTGGCCGGCGGGCATCTGGATGCGGTAGACCAGCTCGCCGTCCATCATCATCGGCGTCACGCGGTTCGGCGTGATGGGCCACAGGGCGATCAACTCGCCGTATCCGTTGCGGATCTTCTCGGCGTAGCCGTTGCCCCAGCCGAGGATATGCGCCATGAGGCACTCGCGGAAGGCCATGGCCGTCATGTAGGGGTTGGCGTAGTCGTGCATGACACGGTACATGATCCGGTCGTCGGCGAGGCGCTTCGACTTGTCCTTGCGCTGCATCAGGTGCAGCGGCAGGGCCCCGATGGTGCCCGAGATCAGGGTGATGGCGTTGAAATAGGCCGAGTAGGTGAGGGCCGTGTCGGGAGTGACGGTCTCTCCGGAGACGGACTGCGCCCCGTACAGGTTCCAGAGCGAGGGATTCCACGCCTTCGGGTCCGAAAGCGAGAGATTGCGGATAAAAAATTCTTTTACCCTATCGAGAAACGACAATGGGGCCTCCACTGGGCCCCATCGTGACGAATTAAAGCGATGTTTTCAAAGACAGGAGTGTTCTTATTTCCTCTTATTGGCACTTATTACACTGTTTATTATTCGAGCGGGCTCAATTTGCTGGCCAGCCGGAACTTCACGATCGACTCCCGCGTGATCCGTATCACCCGCTTGTACTTCTCCGCCTCCAGGAGCCCGTGGTCGATCCAGAGATAGATCGTCTTCTCCGTCACGTCGAAGTACGTGGCCACCTCGTCGACCCGCAAAAGCGGCTTCTGGGGCAGGTCGGTCATTTCAATATCTCCTTGCACTCCGTGCAGACCAGCACCGGGACTTGGACCGGCAGCTCCTGCCCCGTCGGCGAAAGAAGCGCCGAGACGGTGAAGAGCTGTATCTTCTGATCGAAGAGCTTGCATCCGCACGGGCACACCCGCTGCACGGCCTTCGACAGGTCCACCTGTATTTGCATGCCAGGTGCCGCCGCCTGCTGCCCCCACCCCCCTCGCCTTGTTCCGCCGTGGTTTTCCATAAGCGCTCCTTTCAAAACGCGATGCGGGCGGAGATCTGCTCGGCCGTCATTCCCTCGTAGACCGACTTCTCCTCGGTCTCCTCCAGGATCCCGCAGGCCATGGCCGCGGCCACGATCCCGTCGATGCGGCCGATGCTCCGGCTCTTGTCGTACTTCTTGTTTTCCGCCGCGTCCTGGATGGCGACCACGTTGGCGGCGCACCAGGTCAGGCACGGGTTGCCGTCGTGGCGCATCGTCCCCTGGATGAGCTTCGTCTCGAACACCTTGATCGCCGGGCCCATGGACTGGTAGCCCTGGCCGAACTCGACCAGCTCCGGCAGCGTCACCCCGATGCGCTCCTGGTTCTTCTTGAAGTCCTTCATCTTCCAGCGGTCAAAGGCGATCTTTTGACAGTCGAGACCCTCGAGGATCCCGGCCATCTCCGCAATCACGAACTCGTACTCAACGGTCTTGCGGTCGATGGCCCGGATGTATCCCGCATCCCGCCAGGCGATGTACGGGACGTGATCCTGCTCGGCCTTCAACCGCAGACCCACGCCCGGGATCCAGAACCAGACCTTCAGGCGCCACAGGGGATCCTCTTCCGTCGGTTGGAACATGAGGGCGAAGGCGGTCAGGTCCTGCGTGGCAGACAAGTCGAGGCCGCCCCAGCACTTGCGGCCCTTGAGCAGCTCCACCGGGAAGTCCGCATCTTGGCACGCCATCCAGGCCTCGCGGGAGATCGCCGGGTTGGACGCCTCGGTCCAGATGCAGAAGCACAGCCGCTTGACCGAGGCCATCTTCGACGGCAGCCCCCGGGCCTCGCGGATCTGGCCGCGGATGTAGTCGTAGCCCGGCAGGCCCGCATCGAGCGACGGGTTCACCTTCGCCCAGAGACTCTCGTCCTCAAGGTAGCGGTCGTCCTTCAGGTCCTCCTCGTCCAGAGCGCAGACGTAGGAGAAGAACTCGTCGTTGACGAGCTGGCCCAGGGCGACCTTCACGCCCATGTCGTGATATTCCCAGCACACGGAGGTCATGTCGTGGCCGGCGTTGGTGATCATGAACGAGAGCGGCTGCCGGCGGAACTTGAAGCCGGCCCGCAGCATCTCGATCACCGTCCCGTCGGTGTGCTCGTGGATCTCGTCGAGCAGGACGACGTGAGGGCGGGGCCCCGACTGCCCCTTTTTCTCCGAGCTGATGACCCGGAAGAAGGATCCCTTCGACGGGTGGGCCAGGTTCCACCGCATGGCCCCCGTCCCGGAGGCAACCAGGAGCTCCTGGAGCTTCGGCGACTGATCGTAGAACGCGATCGCGTCCCGGAACAGGACCATGGCCTGGTCCTTGTAGGTCGCCGCGGCGTAGACCTCGGCTCGCGGCTCCCGGTCCGCCACCAGACCCTTCAGGCCGATGCCGGCCGCCAGGGGGCTCTTGCCGGATCCCTTCGGTGTTTCGATGTAGGCCACGCGGAACCGCCGGCAGTCGTCGCTCTTGCGCTTCCACCCGTAGATCGACCCGATGATGAAGGCCTGCCAGGGCAGCAGGATGAACGGCAGTCCCTCGTACTGGCCGCCGTTGAGCAGGAGATACTCCTCGAAGAATCGCATCGCCTCTGAAGCTCCATCTTTTCCTTCAAAATCGAAATAGAACGGATAATCCGGATCCACCTTCGATCGCTCGAGGTCGGCCAGGTGCCTCCGGCACGCGCCGCGCACGTAGGGACCCGCCAGTATCTCGCCACGGTCAACCGCGATTGCGTACTCGGTCGCCCGGTCAATCAAAGAGGTTGTCTTTTTCGTCTTTTTTGCCATTCTCTCCCAGCCCATAATTTCCCCGGTTTGAAAGGGGAGTCAGATAGAATTTATTGCTGTATTCCAGGTATAGTTTTGAATACTTGCGCTTGAGATCGGATAGGGCCGATTCCTTGAAGCTCTGATACTCAATTCCGGCTTTGTTGTCCCACTTGTCGTCAATCTGTAGGAGCGAGCGGTTCCCCTTGTCGATTGCCTGGTTGATATCTAGGAGCCGCGAGTGCAGGTCACAGAGTTCCGCGAAGGCGTCCTCGGATAAAATGTTTAAGTGGCCACGTTCCATGACGGTCGGCGCAACCTTCTCCCAATAGGCCGCAGCCGTCTCGTTGAGCCATCGGGGGCGCTGTATAGTTCCCGTGGGTTGCTTGAGTGCTCCCGGTTGCTTCGGGGCGTTCCGCAATGAATTCTCGTAGTTTTTTTTGCACTTAGGTCCGCAATAGACCTTTTTGGCATTGCCTTCGAAAGGCTTGCGACACCATTTACATTCTTTGATCATGAGTGCGGTTCCTAACTTTCTGAGTGCGATGATGCACGCCGAGTAGCCCGACCGGTTATCCTTCGAGAGGCTCTGTAAGATTTACACCCCCCTACCCTTGCCGCTGTTCCATGGATGTCCCGGGTCGATCGGAGTGCCGTCGAGGCCTGCGGCTGCGCTGTGCCCTCGATTCTCCTGCAGTCGCTTGATGCCTGAGTGGCAGGTGGCGCACAAGGGCTGCCAGTTGTCCTCGTCCCAGAACAGCACGGGGTCATTGCCGTGGGGCCTGATATGATCCACCACGTTGGCTACCTCATCCCTGCCTGCCCTGGCACACAGGACGCAGAGGGGATGCTGTGCCAGGAACAGCGCCCTTGCCTTGCGCCATCGGGGAGTGTCGTAGAGGCGGCGTTCCACTACTTCCTCCACGTCACGATCAGGGCGGCGACAATCAGGGCCATCAGGCAGGCCATGAACAGGTCAAGGGGCATGGCGTCGATGCGGTTGAAGATGGCAATCATGCTACCCTCCTTGCGTAATCGGGCATCTTCATACCGACAGACTCAGCCAGTTTCTTGATGTCCCGTGGTCCAGCCTCGGGGTATTTCTTCAATTCGATCCGCTCATATCCCTGCTCGATTGCCTGGAAGAGTGTCATGTAATGGGCTGACGGGATCTGCCGGCACTTCCCGCACGGTGCGCTGAATGAGATCGGCTGTCTGTATCCGTCAACCTGCTTCTGCAGTACCAGCCAGCCTCCTTCACATTCGGGGCACTGCGCCTCTTCTCTGAATGCCCGCTTCTCCGGGTGCGCCGTCAACCATGCGTTGTACAAACTCCACATGACGGTCGGCAGGTTCTTCGGGAAAGTATCGTTTTCCTCGAATATTTTCCGCTTGATCCAATCCAGGGATTCCCTGGGGATCGTCTTCACCCGCTCATGCCATAGCTCGAGGGCGTTGTCGTTGGGGATCTTGCGCTCGTAGTAGGTGCATACGGTGCGGATGGTTTCGGTGAACTCGATCCAGGTCATTGATTCTCCTCCCTCATTTTCCGCTCGGCCAGGCGTCTCAGGCGTTGCTCGTCAGAGTCGGCCTCCGTAATGATCTCGTCTTCCCAGCCTTTGGCGTTGAGCCATGTTGCTGGGTGCGGGATGTACCTTCCGCCTTCTCTAGTCCACTCGTCCGATGTCTTGGCCTGCCCTATTTTGGCGATCATTGCCGCTAAGAGCTGCTCGTCGGGATTGATTTTCGAGAACGCTTTTTCTGCTTGGCCCCTGGATTTCTTTTTCGGGTACGCGGTCCAGAATTTTTCGAACAGGGGGTTTGGTTGCGCGTCCGCGGCGCGGCGGCGCGGCGGACTGTGTGTTGGTGATGGTGATGGTGATGGTACTGGGGATGGTGTTGGTAAGGGGTTGCGGTTTTGCCGCGATTCGTCCGTCACTTGGTTGTCACTTGGTTGACAAATGGTTGCGTTTCCGTTGCACTCCGGATAAGTGCTTGCTTTGTAACGGTCTTTTCTAATTAGCTGATGATTCTCATTGTCGATGACCTGAATAAAACGCTCTCCGTCTACCTCGTACCACTGGATCAGGCCGACCTTTCCAAGCTCGAAAAGCATGGAGCCAATCTCGTCTACCGTCAGTCCCTCATTTGGGAGGATGTTTGCCAGTATCCAGAGGGGTTCACCGCGCAGTCTGCCGTCGTCGTCGGTCCACGGTATCAACCAACTGTAAACCAGATGACAACCAACCCGAAACCATTTGTCACCCCGAACGCAGCGAATCTTCCGCGATGTGCTGATGCTAGACCATAACAGCCTGTATTGTTCGTCTCGTGCCATGATCTTCTCGAACCCCCTGCGGGCTCCCTGAAAATTTTAGCGGCGGGCCCCGGTCAGGATCCGGGGCTTTCGGTTGCTACCCTAGCCGCGTTTCGTTACTCCCCACATCTCGTCGAAGGCGTGCCCCTTGTTGCCGTCCTCTACCTCCACGTCCGATCGGTCCAGGGGTCCGCCGGGGTGGTCGAGGTGCCCCATCACATGCTCGATTGCCCTTGAGATGCCACCCGGGATGATGCCCTTTTTCTCGCACTCGCATTCCCCGTCGCCCCATACCTGGCGACAGGCGCAATGGTGTGTGTGGCCATCGGAAATAAGCCGCGATATTTCGGCCTGATCCCTCTCGCCCTCGTCAATGCAGGACTGGCACATTTGAGACTTTGGGGCACACGGAGCGTTCCAGCACATCCGGCACGGTGGCGGTGTCCGCTTGCGTTTCATTTTCTCATCTCCCCGTAAACCTGCCTTTCGGCGGCGAGCATGGCGCCGCGGATCTCGGCCCGCTTCTCCCGGTCGATCCGGGCCCGGATGTCGAAACCGATGTCCTTCGCCAGTTCCTTGCGGAACGCCTCAGCAAAAGACTGAATCATCCGCTCGCGGTCGATCGCTTTCTGTGATCGGGTCATGTGCTCACCTTCACGATGGTTTTCGCCTCGGCCCCGTATCGTTTTCGGGCCGTGATCTCGCAAATCTGCCGGTCATCCTCGAATAAAATCCCGTTGGCCGAGTCCAAAACGTGTTTGATGAGGTTGTCGATGTCGGGCTTTTTTGTGTGCAGGGGGATAATCAGCAGGGCCTCACGCTTCTTCTGCGACAGAGAGGCCGGGATAGGCATGTAAAAGGTCATGTCGAGGGCCACGGCATTAGCGCACGGCTTCTGCCCGTTCATGGCTTTGGCGATGTGCCACATGGTTTTTGATTCCTCGGACTCCTGGGGATTGTAGGCCCCGACGTGCTTGCCCCGCACGAAAAAACGCGGCCGCTTTTTACTGACGGGAATACCGGGAATGATTATTTCCATGCTCATGCCTTCCTCATCTCGGCCAGGGCCCTGGTCAACTCCATCGACTGCCGGCGCAGGGCAGCTGTGTCGGGCGTGCCGAACATCCATGCACTTCTCGCCGGTTCCGAGGGGTCCGTCACATCAAGGACGACCTTTGCCCGCCTGACGAATTCCTCGGCCTCGCGCTTTGCTTTACGGATCGTGGTAAGGTTCATTTTACCCTCCTGATCCTCCCCATCTTCTCGGCCTCGTCGTCGGCGTCGGAGGCCACTGAGAGCCAGGACCAGACGATAAACATTGCTAGGGTCCACACGATCAGGATGATGTTGATAGTGGTCAGGTCAATCATGGCAGCACCTCGCACTTCCTGCACTTGGCCAGCGCCAGCCATTCGTCGCTGAGGATCGGCATGGTGCCGAGCTTGGTTGTTTTCTTCGCCTTCATCGCCCGCTTGTGCCGGGCCTTGCATGCCTGCGCGGTCATGGTGCAGGCGTAGGGGCCGCACTCGATCATTTTGTGCCTGCGCTTCCAGGCGCGGATCATCTTTTCGTCCGTACCGGGCCGGATGGGGTGCCTGTAGATGGGGAGGTCAGTCAGCATAATTCCCCCTACCTCCTGCCCCATGTTTCCGGTGTCCCCACACCGGAAGAAAATTTCTCTCTACTTGTGTCCGTAAAATTGAGCGATTTTCTCCCACGTCGGGATCGACCCAGATGTCCGCCCCCTCACGATGCGGAAAAGGGTCGTGTACTGGAGTCCGATCTGCTTTGACACCCGATAGATGGATGTGCGGCTGATGTCTCTATTCAGTTTTCGCATTAGTTTTGTTCTCATGGCGGGGCCATTATATGCACGGATGCATAGATTCTGTCAAATGTTTTTTACACATAATCCACCGGCGCAAAATAACTAATGCTATTATGCATGTATGGAAGCTATGGCTCGCAGATTGGTCGAACTGATGAACCGCAATTCCCTGAACGCCACGGCGCTGGGGAAAAAGACTGGCGTCGCTCAGTCAACGATCAACCGCTGGCTGAACGCGGTCACAAAGCCGGAGCTTGAGAGCATCGAAAAGGTGGCCACCTACTTCGACGTTCCTGCCGAATACTTCATTTGCAAGGATGAGAAAAAAGCAAAGATTTACTTGATGTTGCACGACATGACATCAAAGGAATTGGACGAGTCTCTTTTTCACTTTCAGAAAGAGAAACTCTGGAAAGACAGTAAGCGCACCGCCTAAAGAAAAATATCCCATATCCTTTTCGGCCAAATCCCCGCATCACTTTACAAAAATCTATTATCTCCCCCTTCAGAAATTTTCCCTTTGATCGAAAATATGCATAGGCGCATTTTTTTCTTGACAAGGTATATGCAGCTATGCATATAATCGGGCCGTCAACGATGTTCTTTACCACTCGAAACGGCAGCCCCGAACACTCCCGACGGTGAGCATCCGAAACGGTGACACTACAGGGACAGGGGCCTCGACCCCGCCTCTAGCTGGCGGAAGTAGAGTGGGCACCGAAAGCAGTAGCGGACGGAGTAGGAAGGTTTAACCAGACCCCCGGCAGCCCCCCTGCCGGGGGGAAAGGAAGGTAGGGAAGTGAGAGGCAAGGTTGCCAAGCGGCTCAGAAGGATCGCGGGGTTCAAGCCCGGAACGAAGGTCCGGTATCTCATCACAGACGGCACCGTGTCCTGCGGGCGCCCCCGGTCCACTTACCTGAAGATGAAGAAGGAATACGGGAGGGCGTAATGCACCACACCAAGGACTGCATCGTCAACGCCGAGCACGCGGCGCTGAGGGACATCACGCGGCCCATTACGGACCACTACCGGGGCGAGGGGTGGACCACGGCGCTTGCGATTGTCAGGGGCAGAAGGGACGCGGCAAAAGAGAATTATCAGCACTCCACCGTGCTCGGCAATACGAGCGAAACACCCGCGTACCTGATGGGTCGCTACGAAGCCTTCCGCGACCTGCTTCAAGAGATGGAAGAAAGGGGGAAGCCGTGAACATGCCCGATTTCGCCAACCGCCTTCTCGCCGGTCCTCCGCGTGTCTGCTGCCCTGCCTGCGACAAGGCTATGGGGTTAAAGCCGCCTGCGCTGGGGGATAACGTCAGACATGAGACATGCCGGATGCACCTTGCCACGATGAGGGCAGAGGCGTTGCGGATTCAGAACATCATGGCCGCAGAGGAAGCCATGGGGAAGGAGGTCCGATAATGCTCCACATCTACATCCGCAACGACGGGACGGGGACGGACAAGTCAGCGAATTACACCTGCTCCGTTCATGTCAATAAAGAGATGATCGGATTTTGCCGCCTGTTCGGGCACCGGCGCAACGACGGATGGATCGCACTGGTGAGAATGATGCTGGACAAGATGGAACGGTATGACAAGGCCGAGGGGGTGAAGTGATGCACACTGAAAAAGATGCCTGCAAGCTGTGGTGTCCGATGGTGCGGTTGGGCGAGGCCGATTCCACCGACAATAGAAGCGCCAGCGCTGGCTTTATAAAAAATGATGAGCCGGGCGCTGGTGTCAAGTGGAATTGCTGCATCGCCTCTTCCTGCGCGATGTGGCAATGGGTGGACGATGAATTTGAATATCTCTTCTCGCCTCCAGAAAACGACGAATGGACACACGCTCCATACCTTTCGGGAGAAGGACGGAAATGCGACAGATGGAAGAGAGAAAAAAAGAACCGCCGGGGATTCTGTGGATTGTCAAGGCCGTTATACATTCCAACAGGAAATTGCGGAGGAGGTAAGCCATGAGGATCAGCGACTACCTTACCAACTCTGAGATCGCCCTCGCCGCGCTGTGCGGGCTGCTGCTGGCCCCGGCGCTGTGGATTATCATTATCGCGTTGCAGATCGTGATGGAGGCGATTGGATGAGAGCCATCCTTAGCGCCTACACATTCCTCGCGCTGGCCGTGGGGGTAGCAGTGTTTATCTGGATGACGAGGTGAGCCGATGAACGCCTATCAGACAGCCGATGCCGACCAGCACTGGCGCGAGGATCAACTTGAGATGCAGCACGCCGTGGAGGACTACCACCGCGAGGTCTTTGACGAGCTGCCCGACCGCTGCGATCCGAGGTGCGCCTGGAAAGACCCGTGGGGATTCTGCATCCATCGGCAGTTCTGGCCCGATTGCAGGCTGGGAGACTTTTTCGTGGACAAAGGGAGGCTGTGATGACACCGAACCTCATCATCAACCTGGACATCGAACCGATCACGCTCATGTGGAACGGCCAAGCCGTGAGCCTTCCCGGCACCTACGAGCTGGTGCCCGATGAAATGGTGAAGCACCTGCACCGCCGCGTCATGGCCATCGCGCTGCACGAGCGAAAAAGGATACCGTTCTGCGGGAAATTGGTCGAGCAGGCACGCAACGGGAACGGCAAGGGGTCCGTCTGGTTGGTAGAGGACGACCGGGGGCAGTTAATTAAGAGTCAAAAGCCGGTAGTGGTGGAGGGAGCATGAAGTTAAAATTTTGGGACAAGAAGGCCCGCCTGATCGCGGCATTTTCCGATCTCACCGTTGACGAGGCGCGGGAGATCATCAAGGCGGCAAAGAAAGGGTTCACGCTGACGAGAGTCGGCAGCAGGAAGAGAAAAGCCAAGGAGGTAAGGGAGAATGCAGAATGAAGTCTACGATGTCGCCGTGAGGGAATCGACACCCTTGACGGCCGTGCAGATCAGGGCCCAGGTGAACCTCATTCAAGAGGTCATGCAGGCCGTGATGAAGAAGGACGTTCACTATGGGGTCATCCCCGGCACCCCGAAGCCGACCCTCTACAAGGCCGGGGCAGAGAAGATCCTCTCGACGTTCCGCATCGGAGTCGAGCCCGAGACGGAGGATCTGTCGAATTACGAGACGGCCCACTATCGCGTCAAGGCAAAGGGGTTTGACCAGAAGACGGGCGCCCTGCTCGGCGTCGGCGTCGGGGAGTGCTCGTCCGATGAGGAGAAATACAAGTGGCGCCGGCCAGTCTGTGACGAGGAGTTCAACGAGACGCCCGATGATCGCAAGCGCATCGTCTGGAAGCGGGGATCGGGGAACAACCCCAACTACCAGCAGAAGCAGATCCGCACCAACCCCGCCGACGTTGCCAACACCATCCTGAAGATGGCGAAGAAGCGGGCTCAGATCGACCTGACGCTGACGGTAACGGCGGCCTCCGATGTGTTTGACCAGGATCTCGAGGACCTGCCCGAGGAGTTGCGGCAGGAGAACGGGGAACAGAAGGCCGCCCTCAAGGAGCCACAGAAGAAGGCAGCGGCAGAGAAGAAGGACGTCCCCCAGGCCGCCGAGTCCATCACCGTCCTCGTCAAGAGCATCTTCCATGACGCGGGCGAGAAGAACGGCAAGAAGTACACGCGGCACACCATCGTGGATGCCAACGATGTCCGCTACAACACTTTCTCGGACACCATCGCTGCCGAGGCACAGAAGGCGAAGGACTCCGGGGCGAAGGTCAAGATTGGCTTCAACACGGGCAAGTTCGGGCGTGACATCGTCACCCTGGAAATCGACGTACCGGAGGAGTGATGATCCGAGTCACCGAGTTATTGGCCGAGGCGGGCCTGATAGACCGGACGTGGTTCGATGAGTACGGGGCCACGCGGGGAAAACACGTCCACACGGCCTGCCATTACTATGACATGGGCGAGTTGGACGAGGACAGCCTCGATCCAGCCCTCGTTCCCTACGTCGAGGGGTGGAAGAAGTTTAAGCAGGAGACAGGCTTTCAGGTCTTTGATTCTGAATTGCGCCTTACAAGTGAGCGGCTTGGATTGACGGGACAGCCTGACAAAATAGGGAACTTGCCCGCCATAGGCGACTGCATCATCGACATTAAGAGCGGGAGCCTGTCCGATTGGACCGCGATCCAGCTGGCCGGATACAAGGTGCTATTGCTCGATCAGGTTCAGCATCCCGGCGCACTCTACAAGCGTTTCGCCGTGAACCTTCCCGGCGACGGCACCTACAAGGTCAAGGAGTACAAGGACCGGGCCGACGAGGGCATTTTCCTTGCGGCCCTGGCAATCCATAACTGGCGAAAAAATCATGGAGGGAAATAATGGAAGCATCCCGCGTTCTAACCCCCGAGGTTCAGGAAGTGACGACGACGGCCCTTGCGGTGCCTGACCAAGCCCGCGCCATCGTCGTGACCGATAACGCATCCTACGCCGCCGCTGCCGAATTGCTCATCACCATCAAGGGGATTCGGCGCAAGATCGAGGACACCTTCAAGCCCATCAAGCAGAAGATGGACGCGGCCAAAAAGGAAGTGCTCGACCAGGAGCGGGCAGCAGACGCCCCGCTGCGGCAGGCTGAGGACTACCTCAAGCCCCAACTGGCAAAGTGGGACGCTGAGCAGGAGCGCATCCGGCGTGAGGAAGAGGCGAGGCTCCGCGAAGAGGCCCGCAAGCGCGAGGAAGAGGCCCGCCTCGCCGCTGCCATCGAGGCCGAGAAGAACGGCCAGAAGGACGAGGCCGAGGCCATCCTTGACGAGAAGCCCGCCTATGTGCCGCCCGTGGTGCTCCCGAAGGCCACCCCGAAGGTGCAGGGAATCAGCTACCGGGACAACTGGAAATTCCGAATCACGAACCCCAACAAGATCCCCAGGGAGTACATGGTGCCCGATGAAAAAGCAATCGGCGTTATCGTTGGAAGGCTCAAGGAGCGGTGCAACATCCCCGGAATCGAGGTCTACTGCGAAAAGGTTGTCGCCGCAGGAAGGCGCTGACCTTCCCCCCGGCTTCATCGAGTGCCTTCACCCTGCCGGGACGTGGGCGATAGTGAGGGAGAGCGTGTGTAGAAGGTGCAAGAAGGCGTGCGAGAACAAACCAAAGTAAAGGAGGAATACGTGGATCAGGAAAAAGTCAGTTTGGCAACGGTAGGCGGCGGGGCGGCAATCGAGCGATTCGACATCGCCCTGCAGCAGGTCATCAACAACATCCTGGACGTGAACACGGACGCCCGGAAGGAGCGGAGCGTCACCCTGAAGGTCACGTTCAAGCCCACGGAAAAACGGGACATGGGCGCTGTCAGCGTCGATGTCGTTCCAAAGCTGGCGCCCGTCTCCGCCTTCAAGACGCAGGTGTTCCTCGGCACGGATGCGACCGGCAAGGGCATGGCCTGCGAGATGGACATCAACCAGATGAACCTCTTCCCCAAGAAAGGGGACAACTTCAAAATCCTGAAAGGGGGTGAGAAGCCTTGATCGACCGCAGCTTCATCGAGAAAGTCTGTGAACTGAGCGCTCCGGCAGTGCTCAACATCGGGGGAAGGGATTACTCGTCCAAGAGCATTCATCCCGTCTACGATCCCATGCCGGATGCGCTGAACATCAACACGCTAACCGGAATCGTTGATTTCATCGCGGGAATCGACGGCATCGGACCCGACAAGGCAATGATCCACGTCGTCAGCGAGAAGGATGTCGTGCTCATCGGGAAGATCGCCGGCGCTTTCCGAAACCGGGACTGCTACGTCCACGCGAAGTACGCAAACCCGACATTCAGATTTGGGAATTGGATGGACCTTGAGAGCTTCATCATCAACATCCAGGCGGGCTTTGTTCAGGATGATATGACGGCGACCATCCTCAGGGTCGTCGGGAACCTCAAGGACGAGACGGTGACGAATTTCTCGGACGACGGGAAGACCCAGGCCGTCACGGCAAAGACGGGGATCTCCATGGCCAAACAGGTGGCTGTGCCTTCGCCAATCACCCTTTGTCCTTACCGGACGTTCATGGAGATCGAGCAGCCCGCCTCTTCTTTTGTTTTCCGGATGAGGCAGCAGGGCAGCGGCCAGCCTCCGGCCTGCGCTCTTTTCGAGGCCGACGGCAAGGCGTGGGAACTTGAGGCCATGCAGAGAATCAAGACGTGGCTCCAGAAGGAAACAACGGGGTTCCAGGTTATCGCGTAATGGAACAAGCCCTGCTAAATTTCGACTCCCCCCACCTCCTTGATGACGAGGCTGCGGCCCTGTCGATGCTGCGCGAAGGTCGGCAGGCCGCCGTCTCGTCCACTATCATCGAGAGGCGCACGGGGTTGAAGCCGCGTCGGGTGCAGGCTATAATCAGGAAGCTCCGGCTTGAGGGGCACAACATCGGGAGCGCCACTACAGAGCCCATGGGCTACTTTCTCACCGACGCCCAGGACGAAAACGCCGACATGGCCCGCAAGCTCCGGGCCAGAGGGATCAAGGTCTTGATGGTCGCGGCGAGGTTTTCCAAGCGGTCATTGAGGATGGAGTTTGATAACGCTGTGATGGAGATGGAGGGAGAGGGATGAAATTCACAATTACCATGAAAGACCCGGATGGAGTTTATGAATCAATCGAGGATGTCGTTAGCGAAATAGTTGTAGGCGGCCTTGATTCCGATGAACTGTCTGACGTTCGCGAGAGACGCCGAGTAAAAATCCACGAATTGTGCAGGACGTGGTTTGAATACGGCGAATATCTGCGCGTTGAGGTAGATACCGAAGCGAAGACCTGCACAGTCCTGCCGGTAGGGAGGAAGCCATGATCGAGGACATCACGTCATCAGATCCCCGTCGGAGTCCAGGAGCCGCACGAAGGCCGTCGTGAAGGGGCCCGTGGGGGAACTGAAGGTGATTACGGGGCTCTCGTCGGTCACTTCGCCGTCGCGTGTGTAGGTATAGACGAAGGACGAGGCCGAACCGGACCGCGAGGCCGGGCTGATCGTCCCGTTGCCCGTGGTGATCGAGGCGTTGACGACCTTCCCGCCCGTGTAGAGCTGCCCGTACTGGTCCCGGCAGGTGATCGTAATGTCCGTGTCCGTCTCGGCCCACTCCAGCTCGTCATCGTCCACGCTGGCTGTCAGGGTAGTGAGCACCGGGGCCTGCCATATCTTCCCGATATCTGCCTGAATGATGGACGTCTGGCCGTAGTAGCGCAGGACGTGGTCGAGCTTGATCTGGTTCGCGGGAGTCGAGGGCATGACTGGCGTGGCAGCCTCGGTGCCGGCCGTGACCGTGATCGTGCCCGCCGCGTCGATGCTCAAAAGATCGTATCGGTAGCGGCCCGCCGTTGCCGGGGGCGTGCCGACGGCCACGATGGCCGCGATGGTTCCCAGGCCGGGATAGGACATCCCCTCGGCCAGGGTGTAGAGGGCGCCGCCGATCCGGTAGGTGCCGCCCTTGACGGCCACGGCCCAGGGGTTGTACCAGCGCTCCTCGACCTCGCCGCCGAAGACGATCCCGCCCACGCAGGCCCCGTCGACCTGATGGACCTCCCAGGGCTCCTCGGTGGCCGTCGCCGGGCCGCCCAGGACGATCCCGCCGACCGGCGTGCCGTCCGCGTAGTTGGACGTGGATACCTCGACCACCTCGCCGCCGAAAACGAAACCGCCGTCGCTGGTGCCGTCATCGTAGACCGGAAGGTCGCTGGTCTTTTCAAGGACCAGAAAAACCCCGCCCATGAACGACAGGCCGAAATCGTTTGTGCCCTGATCGTCGGGGTCGATGACCAGAAATACGCCGCCCATGAAAGACTGGCCGAATGTTCCCGTCGAGTCAGCCATCACACCACCTCGACCAGCTTGATCGCGTCAATTCCGATGTCGCCCGTTGTCGAGCCGTCGAGTGCTTTTAAGATCACATGGATCATCCCCTTGTACGTTGTGGTGAAGGATGCCGATTGAAACTCCGCCCACGAATCGGTCAGGGACACAGACTCATTCTCGACCAGAGTCATGCCGCAGCCGTGCATGGTGACAGACAGGGTGCAGTTGGCCCCGCTGGAAGATTTCTTGACCTGCATGGATAGCTTGTAGGTCTTACTCGTATCGGCAGGAATGTAGAAATCGTAGTAGAGCGGAGACCATGTCCAGTATTTATTCCACGGGTCGAGCACAAGGGATTTTCCGGTCCCTCCGTAGCCCCAATCACTCGCGTAACCGAGGGAGACATGATCCCCGAAGCCGCCGCCTCCCTGCGCACCAACAAATTTAGTCGAGTCACTATTGAAATTTTCTATGACATATCGTGAGAGCATGGTCGCTCCGCGCCACCCCTGAGCATCATCTCTTACGACATTGGCGTATGTTTCCGTCCCGTTGATATGGCTCCACCTTCCCACCCGCAAAATGCCGACACCGGCATAGTCGAAAAAATAAACAAGCCGTGCAACTCCACCATCCCCTGTAACCTCATCAACCTCAATCCTGCCGCAATTTTTGAGGCAAAAAACATATCCTTGATCAATGTCAATTTTTTTCAGAAACACCGAATTGCAATTTGATAAACGCAACAGGGTGTATGATGCAGCCCCCAGCACTCCAGTAATGGTCGCATTTCCAGCGCGCACATCTGCCGCGCCCGTAGTCGGGCCTGCCAGAACAAAAGCCCCAACTGTGCTTGTGCTTTCAGCGTTGATCAGCTTGATTGTCGCGGTTATATCTATGCCGCCTGCTGCAAATCCTATGTAGAAAGGTGTTTGGGAGCTGAGATCCCCGCGCGTGGAAATTATCTTCCCGCTAAGGGAATAAGTGCTTTCAGAATAAATGGCATGACCGCCAGGGGCAATACTGAGAATATCCCCGTACTCTCCCCCTGTATAGGTGTTATGGATATGTCGAAATCCCTGATAAAAAATAAAACCAAAGACGTTCACATAACTGCTAACGCTGGAACTGAACAAGTATCCCAACGTCCCCGGGGCCATGACCCCCGTATAGCCGTCGCGCTCGTTTGTGCTGAAATTCCAGCCACCATATATCTTTATCGGGCTTCCGCTTGAGCCAGCGTCCCCCGCAGACATAACGGCAGTGCTTTGGCCTGTCGGGTACCCCTTGAGACTCCAGTCAAACAAATGGTATCCTGCAACCGTTTCTGTGGTTCCACGATATTCGTCAAATAGCTTAACCGTTGTGCCGTCTATCGTGTTGATCCCGTGCCATTCATCATCATTCTTCCCGATGGCGCTGTCTAAGCTGAAATTGTTGCAGGCAATAATATGATCCAAATAGATTTGCGTTGTGCCCGGATCGCTGAGTGCGTAAAGGGCAATGCTGGCGATGGAGGCGCCGAGTGCCGATCCTTTTTTCAAAAGTACCTTTTGCCAGCTTAAACCCGAGTCACTCACATCATACGCAAGGGCTGGAAGGGTGAGTTGATCCACGGGAGTGTCACCTGTATTGTCCGAGCACAAGCAGAGCTGGTAGACACCGGCTGCCACGTCGGCCGTTACTTTCACCCAGAGACTCACGTTTTGATAGGATGAAAGGTTTATAGGGGAGGCAAGGGTAAAGTACGCCATCTTCCCCGTTGCAAATGCCGACGCGGGAACCAACTTGCAAGATTTGGAGCCTTCTTTTTTATATGTGGTATCAGCAGTTGCCGTGATGTTGGCAGATTGGGTCCATGCGCTTTCGCAGTTGTCAATGGTAGCCGTCAGCGCCGACGCAAGAGTCAGGGAGTCGCTTTTATCCGTAAAGGTTACGTTCACGCCCATCGCCGAGGCCGCCGGCATCTTCTTGACCCGGATATGATCCCCTGCGGATATGGAGGACAGGGCTGCAATCGTCAGCTTTGAGCTGATCGCAAAGTCGGCTGTCAGGGTTGCCACGTTGGAGTTCGCCCCGACGCTGATCGTCCCGCTTGCCGTGAAGGCCCCGCTGGGAGTCCCGACGTAAAGCGTCCCGGCCTCATCCCCGCCAGCCCACGAACCGCTCGAGTGGACGATGTACACGACCTTGGCCGTGGCAGCCGTGGTGTCATCCACGACGGTATCTCCCACCTGGATCTCGTAAGTGCCGCCCGAAGTGAAGGCTGCCTTATAGGGGCCGAGGCCGTCGTTCGCATCGTTGCCAAGCGCAAGATCGACGTAGTAATTCGCCATGTAGATTCTCCTTTACTCGGGCGTCCCGTTGCCCGCCTGAACGCGAGGCGTAAACTTCAATGTTCCGCCGCCACTCGCCGGTGTGTAAGCCGTGTCGAGCTTCTTTGCGGCATAAACAGCGCTCAAATCCTGTTTGATTAAGTACCAGCCGTAGATGGTAGTGTTCGTGGTCAAAACACCGCTAAACGTAAACGTCTGCTCCGCCATGATGATGTCGGGAGGCGTGTTTGCAAATTCCTCCGTCCACGCGCAAGGCGTTGTTTCCACCACTGTTCCGGCATCGGTTCCCGGCACATAGTCGCTAGCGTAGGCCGATGTATTCACCGCGATTGAAAAGGAATTGGCATCGATGTAAGTGATCACGTGTTCCGCGTTTAAGGCCGTCCAATCTTCCTGCGTGATATCGGCAAACGTCACCTTGTCTCCTGTCGTCATGCCGTGACCTGTCCATGTCACCACGCAAGCCGCCGCCCGCGAAAGCCCCTCGATCTGAGCCGCCGCCGGGGTCGTCTTCCCCTTAACCCACTTGTGGGCATATCCCCCGCCCACGGCCTCGGTGAAATCACCGGGGACCATTGCCTGAGTCGGGGTGTAGTTATTTGCAAACAGTTTCAGGAAACAATCGTTCGCCTGTATATCATCAAGAGCCCCTGTTAAGATCGCCTTTGCCACTACCACATTTTCTGCCATCTATCTTTCCTCCTTAAATTTCTGGTATCGCTAACACTTGAAGTCCCGACAGGATCGCGTCCGCGCCCACGGGGATGGTTGGTTCCGGTTGCCCTGCAATCGGCGTGGGGATCACCGTCCCGTTGCCGATCACCTCGATCTGGCCCCTGTTGCCGAGCTTGTACTGGCATAGGACCGCGTTGCCCACTTTCATTTCAGCCGGGCGATGATGGCCGTTGCGGGAGAACCACGCGACCACCGGGTTCACGGACCCCTGCACGATCACCCGGCAATACTCCGTGGAGGGGATGTCGTATATCTGGCCGTTGAACGGCCTCGGCGTGTGCCGGGCCTCCCGCTTCATCCCGTCGCGCAGGATCCGCCTGCTCATACTCTCCACCCCTCGATTTCCTGCGTGATCCCGCCGGCGCCGGTGTCGCCCTCGGGCATCAGGAACGTCGTTTTCAAGTCTGTAAGGAACACGGGCAACGCCTGGCCGCTAAACGGGTGGACCACGGAGATCGTGTCGCCTTCCTCGTCGTGGAGATCGGCGACCCGCTCGGCAGACCACCGCTTGCGCTCGGCCATGCCAACCATCTTGAGGAAATCGGCAACCGTCTGGCACTCCGACGGGCTTCCGCAAAGCGGGTCCACGAAGGGCGCGTCGGCAATGACCTGTCCCATCTGGACCTGGGCATCGGTATCGTCGGCCTGTGCCTGGACTGTCCGGCGAACCTTTACCACCGGCTGGCCATAAATGCGGTACAGGAAATTCCCAGTGGCGCCCAGAATGTTGAGGGCGATGAAGATGGCAGCCAAAGCAACATACTTGCCCGTCGGGTAGGTGGGGCCGCCCGTGCCTCCAGGCGCCCAGTCCGGCAGCCAGTAGGCGGCGACGAGTGCCGCCAATGCCGCAGCGAAGGCGGGCGTCAGGTCCGGCGAATCTACCTCTACCTCGCAGAAGGTATCCCATAGCGTCTGATCGGCCTCGTCGTGCGAGTTGTCGAGCAGGGTTTCCGAGCAGGAGCCCGCCAACTGGAACGCCAGCGAGGATACGCTTGCCAGGACCTCGAGGCGCGGGTTGCGGAAAATCTTTTCCCCCTGCGTGTAGTGGACCCTGTAGACTTTCGACCCCGTGTTCCACCTGTGGCTGGCCATCAGCTCTGCCGCCAGCGTTTCCTGCATGAGCAGTTCCGTGAAGGTCCGTTCTTCGCATTGCACGGTCCAGCGGTTCACGAAGCTGGAATGACGGTTGCGCGGCGTGGCCCGGAGCAGTTTTGAATTGTCCGAGTATGCCCGGGTCACCGTTCCCGCGTCGGTGATCTTGACCGCCTGAATCGTGCCGTCAGCCCCGTCCCTGATTGCATACCCGAAGTGGTAGGCGATCTGGTTCACAGCATCCCCGAGCATCACGTCAACGAATTGGTATTCGATTTCCGCGCGGCCGTCCCATTCTCCGAGGTCGATGTCTGCCGAGTCGATCCCCGCGTAGTCCTCGAGCAGGTCGGTGATGATGTCCTCCGGGTAGCCGCTGAACGCCTCCGAGGCGACAATGTGGATCTGGCTCCACCGTCGCCGGGGCGTTTCACACTCGACCTGCATGGTCGGATACTGTCCGCGCTCGTAGACCATTTCTCCATCGTCGCTGACCGTGAACACCCGGGCCGTTTCCCAGACCGGGGATCCGGAGATCATCTCCCCGAATTGCTGTTCGATCCGTCGCCCCTTCGCCAAGTAGGACCGCAGCAGGCTTGCCCCGTTGCTGGCGTCGAACAGGTGCCCGTGCGAGACCTCGAAAGACAGTCCCGCGTCCCATGCGCCCGTGTGCGGGTCGATGGTGGAATACCGCTCGACGGGCGAACCCCGGAGCAGGTAGCTTGACAGGTCGATCTCGGCAAGAGCCTTGTCCCACTTAATTGACAACTCCGTTCCGAACTGATTCGTCCAGAAGGCGTACAGGGAATCATCGTCCGGATCGAAGGCCAGCGAGGCGGCATAGTCCGTATACCCGACCACGAGAGGGGCAACGGTGCTCCAGTCCCATCCCGGGCCGTCAGCCGTGCCGACGATGTAGCTGCTCTGCCTGATGTACCCGTCGCGGGAGAACATGACGAGGCCGCTCCAAGAGCCGACATCGTGATGCCCTGCAATGATCATCCGGGTCGCCGGATTGTAGAGGATCGGACCGAAGAAATCATCTGCGCCGTCCGGGGTCATGCCCGGCAGGGTGGCGTTGCTGAACAGGGTCCACGAGGTCCCGTCAAACAGGGTGACCCCGTAGCCGTTGGCCTGGATGATATACTCCCCGG